TTGTCTATACAAGTGGATCAGGTGACAGTATTGTAGTGTGCACTACAATACTGTCACCTATACATGTACGTACCTGTCTATACAACCACCTGTGGTGTACACTACAAAGCAAGAGACAAGCGCCTACTGCCACCAGTCCGGTGCACAATATCCGAAGGGGTAACCCCCTCTTTCGGAGACGGACAATTAATTTTAGAATACCCCAACGAACCCCTCTCAATTTTCAAACGACGTACGTAGCCCGTCTAAAGTCAGTAGACCCCGCACCTTTCTCCCAATCAAAAATGCCCAAAACCCGTCCCCCAAAAACACCCCTTAACGGACTTTTCACCACCAACCGCATACCCGTACCTCCCTTATTTTATACACTCTTTAAACGGCAAAAAAGCTGAAGGATACTATAAACAGGGCTTCTTCAGCCCTCACACCACCCCGCCCAAAAATCTCAAACCCCTGCCAAGCCTACAGATGCCCACCCCACCCGCCTACGGTTTGACCCATTATTAGAAAAAGAGGGTGTGGATATTTGCTCTGAGAGGATGGAAAGGTGCGTGGATAGCGGCGCTCAGGCGTTTTAATAAAAAGTTAAAATAATCCTTGACACGCAAATCCCAATATTCTATAATACAGACAATGGATAATTATACAAAATCAAGGGTTCATGGGGTGTGCCTAAGCGGCGTTAATTTGTCTCCTAACCGCTTAGGCATGTACGCGAGTGAGAGGGTGTGTTTGGTGGCACGCCCTTTTACTTATTATGAGCTAATAATCTAATAGGCTTACTATGGAACTCAGAGAAAAATACGATTTACTTGTACATACAGTCAAAGAATCTAAATTATCTAAGCCCAAGCAGTTAGCTGTTGTCAAGGGACTCTTCCCTAAATTCAACGCAACAACGTCCGGTAACGATGAGCTTTTAACAGACTATATTATAGAGGCGTACTCTTACAGTAGGAGCTTAGGTTTATCTATAGAGGACGCTGCAAATTCTGTAAAAATAACCTCAACGTTGATGCACAAACTCCTTTCAGGTGAAGAGCTTTCGTTAGACAAGTTTGTGTCCCTTATAGAAGCAGAGATATACGCTTCCGCTGAAATGAAAGTAAAGCATTTAAAGAAGATGGACCTTACGTCGGATAAGCCTGACGGTATGAAAGCGTCCATTGCCTTCCTTGAGAAAATATATCCAAAAATCTACGGCCCAAGGGCTACAATCACGCATGATCTTGACGATGAATTAGTGAAGAAATGGGAACTTGAGATTAGCCACGTTGATGTGAAAGTTAAGAAAGAATCTAAAGCTAAGGTTACTGATAAATAGTATGAAACTAACCATCACTGATAAAATGCTGCCGTTCTTTAATAAAAAGAAACGTATTAAGATTGCGTTCGGTGGCCGTGGTGGTACGAAATCTCAGACGATTGCAGACATTCTTGCTATGAAGGTAGATACTGAAGGTTGGAAGGTCGGTTGTTTTCGTGAGCATCAAAATACGTTAGATGATTCAGTGCACGCCTTACTTAAAGAAGAGATTAAACGTATGGCCATCCCGGGCTATATTGTAAACGATAAGCACATTAAGCACGTTGACGGTGGAGCTTTTAAATTTCGCGGGTTAGCAAGGAACCTTGGAGGGATTAAGTCCTTTCACGGTTTTAATATTTTTTGGGTAGAGGAGGGCGAGTTTTTATCTGAGGACTCCTTAAAAACATTGCTTCCTACCTTGCGTGAGTCAGATTCTGAACTTTGGATAACACTCAATCCTAAGTACGAAGAAGACGCTGTCAGTCAGCGTTATATTATACCATATTACGATGAGCTTCTTGTTAATGGCGTTTACGAAGATGAGGATCATTATATTGTCTGGACGAACTTTGACGAAAATCCTTGGTTTCCTAAAGAATTAGATAAAGATAGGATACGTGATTACGCGCACTTATCTCGTTCTGAGTATGACCATATCTGGTTAGGTTTTTTTGACACTAAAGTTGAAAACTCCTTAATACAGAAAGAATGGTTTGACGCGTGTATAAATGCACATAAGAAATTAGGATTTAAACCTATAGGTGTTAAGATGGCTTCGCATGATCCGTCTGACACAGGCCCAGATGATAAAGGCTTCGCGTACCGTCATGGCTCAGTCTTCTTAGATATTCAAGAGAACAAGAAAGGCGATATCAACGAAGGCGGAGATTGGGCTGTGGAGCTTGCTTTACAGTGGAGCGTGGACGCTTTCAATTGGGATTGCGATGGAATGGGCGTAGGGTTGAATCGCCAGATCACAGAACACTTCAAAGGTAAACCTACAAAAATTGTCATGTTTAAAGGCTCTAAAAGTCCAGACTTTCCTTCCGCTATTTACGACAATGCTACAGACTCCAGCACTATTGACCAAAAGAAAAACAAAGACGCGTTAGCTAATCAAAGAGCGCAGTATTATCTCGCATTACGTAATCGCATATACAATACGTATCAAGCTGTTGTCAAAGGTGTATGGAAAGATCCTGAAGACCTTATATCCTTTGATTCCAGTATAAAGTTAATACCTAAACTCCGCTCGGAGCTTTGTAGGATGCCTATTAAGCCTAACACTAACGGTTTATTTCAGTTATACACTAAACAAGAAATGAAGAAGTTATTTAAATTTAATTCGCCTAACCTTGCTGACTCTGTAATGATGTCAATGAGAGTACCTCAGTTTGGTTATCAACAACAGCAACAAGGCTTTGGGCATATACCTCAGCCAGTTAGAGCAATGGGAATAGGTGCGTAATGACTATTTGGTATAAACAAGGAGAGAAAGATGAAATTTAAACATTGTGTAGTTGTGATTTTATGTATTTTGTTTTTAGCTGTTGTGGCTTATGCTGTGGTGGATGTGGCTGTAAAAACTACAACAACAACTGCGTATCAAAAAATCTCTGTTCCAATAAGTTATGCAAGACATTCTTGTGTACCTATAGCTTGTTGGACTTCTGACGGTCAAGCTTTTTATATAGCACAAGATGCGGCTGGAACTGGAGAAAAATACATTCTGGCTGACAGTACTTATACAAACGATTGTGTACGAGTAGATGCTGATGGCGGAATTATGTGGTTTAAAGGAACAGTCGCACAAGAAGATTTCTATGTTGACTTAGGTAGAAGTAATAACTAATGAGACAATGCAGCGACATTACGGAAGAAGATTTAGCTACTACAAACGGCTGTGGATCTTCTTACTGGCTTGTTTGGGTTTTTAGAATACCAAAGTTTATCAGCAAAAGCCTTTATTGTTGTTGCGGATGTCACGATATGCAGTATCAAAGACAAATTGACAAAGTTGTAGTGGATCTTGAATTGATAGCTTGTGTAAGAAATAGCGCTTTGAGCAGCCCATGCTGGCAGAAGCATATGAAATGGATTGCCGGGGATTTAATGTATTTTGCCCTTAATACTAAACTAAGCCAAAGTTGTTACAGGAAGGTGGTAAAATGAAAGAGTTGTTTGAGTTTTTAAAGAGTTTGAAACCTACTACTAAGATAGTGTTAATACTTTGCGCTACTGTCGTCATTGTAGCTTCAATGTATTTTGGCTATTTTGGCGATTTGATTCCAGCTAATAAATAGGAAAGATATGCTTACTTTAAAAGAACTTAAAGAAAAACATGACAAAGCCTACGAAGCTGGGCAAGTGACGCGCGAACGTGCTGCTGATGACATGGTTTTTTATTACATTACACAATGGGATGACTCTATACTTGCAGAGTCTCAGTTATCGTACAGGGGCGAATTTAATCTTTTAAAGAAAGCAGGGCGTAAGATTGTTGCTGATCTTGCTATGAATAAGGTTCAAGTTGATTTTGAACCTACAGATGGCACACGCAAAGATAGCGCAGAACTGGTTGATGGTGTCTACAGGGCGAGTGATAATCATAACACCTCTATTGAATCTTACGAAATGGCTAAGAATGAATCTGTTGTTTGCGGAGTTGGAGCATGGGAGCTATACACAGTGTATAAAGAAATGCGCGGCTCGAACGATAAACAAGTCATTAGACGTAGACCATTATGGGAAGCAAATAATAATGTATATTGGGACCCAAATGCTAAACGTATAGACAAATCTGACGCGCGTTACGTATCAATTTTAACCGCTTATTCTGAAGAAGGTTACTTAGACTTTGTTGAAGAAACAACAGGCAAACGACCAGAACATTTTGACGCGGAATCTTTTAAATTTCCAGAGCAATCGTACGCTTTTCCGTGGTTAGGTGGCGAAGGTGCAAAAGTTTATGTTGTAACGCTTTATTATCGCACTAAAGTTAAAGATAATATGATAACATTGATTGACCCTTTTCAACGTGAAAAGACTGTCTATGAATCTGAGTTAGAGACGGTCATGGACGAGTTACTTGACCAAGGTTACAGCATAGTAGCAGAGAAAGAGATAACGCGTTATAGAGTTCATAAATACATTGCTTCTGGAGCTAAAATACTTTCGTCAGACCTTATCGCCGGAACGCATATCCCAGTAGTCCCAGTTTACGGAGAATATGCTTATGTCGAAGGTGAAGTACATTACGAAGGTGTTACACGACTTGCTAAAGACCCACAGCGTTTAAGGAACTTTCAAGGTTCGTACCTTGCTGATATTACAGCACGTGGGCCAACACGTAAACCTATCTTCTTTAAAGAACAAATTGCCGGTCACGAATATATGTACGAAACTTCTGGAATTGATAATAGGTTTAACTACTTGTTGCAAAACAGAACGACCATAGCCGGAGAAGATTTACCAATTGGCCCTATCGCCGAAATGCCAGATCAAACAATACCCGAAGCCCTCTTAGCTTCAATTGAGTTTTCAAAAATGGCAATTGAAGATGTGGCCACACCTGGGACACCACAGAACATAACTGATCCAGAAACATCTGGTAGGGCTATATACGCAGTGCAAGCACAGATAGAGTTACAGTCTGTAGTATACCAATCGCACTTTAAACATGCTAAACGTCGTGATGCTGAAATATACGCAGACATCTTATCTACCATTTTAGACACACCCTCCGAGGAGCAGGTAGAACTATCTGACGGCACTAAAGAAGTAATGCAGGTTATGCAGTCAGTTCTTGACGAAGAAACAGGCGAACCAGTTGTTATTCACGACTTGACAGACTCTTACTTTAACGTAACGTCAAGAATTGGCCCTGACTATGGAAGCCAAAAAGAGCAGACTATTGATAGAATAGAGAAGATGATTTTGTTAATGGCCCCTGGCGATCCTGTTAGACAAGCCTTACAGTTAAAACAGTTAGCGCTAATGGACGGAGTTGACTTTGACGACATAAGAGATTACGCGCGTAAACAGTTAATCATTACTGGCATTAAGAAACCTGAGACTGACGAAGAGCGTAAGATGCTTGAAGACGCTGCTAAACAGAAGAAAGAGCCTGATGCTGATATGGTGCTTGCTAAAGCTGAAGAGCTTAAAGGTCAAGCCGATATTATGAAGGAAAAGAGAGAAGGTATCAAGATGCAACTTGATAGTTCTCTTGAGCAAGATGCGCAACGCATTGACGTATTTAAAGCAACAACTGAGCGTATGCGTGTACAGGTTGAAGCTAAGAAAGCTGGCGCTATCATAACCAAAACTGAAGTTGAGACTATTGGCGAAGGTATTGAGAACCATGCTAAAATATTAGATATGATAAAGCCTGACAAGGAGAAACAAGGTGCAACCGCTTAGAACAGACGATTATGGAACTATATCAGCGCCTCCAGACGAAGGCCCGTTAAGTGGTTTGAAAGGATTACTTGGTAGGTTCACGCGTCAATCTGTTATGGAACCTGGTTTTAAAGAGTCTGTTATGGATAAAGACGCGCCTATAGACTACAGCAATATAGGTTCTGTTATTGGCGGAAGACTTAGACAAATGGTTGTTGATCCTGTTAGAAATTATGCAGATGTAGCAGACAGAGGTATGAGAGGTGAGATAAGCCCTGAAAATGTCTCAATAAAAGACTTGCTGGCTATGACAGAACTTGGAATGGAAGTGGCCGGTGGTGGAGTTACTGGAAAATTAGCTGCTGCTAAGTTAACAAAGAAAGGCTTAGATCCTAATATGTTTCATGCTTTTCCTGCTCAACGAGTAGACGCGTTTACAAATACAGGAACTCCGAAAATAGGCGCTACATTGTTTAAAAAAGTTACACCAGAAGAGTTTATACTGAATAGAAATAAGACTAAGCGACCAGAGTTCTTAACACCTTACAATAAAGATGATATGAAGAATTGGGACAACTACTTGACAGACGATGGTGTAGGTTTCTCCATTACTTACAAAAAAGACATAGTAGGTGTGTTCAATAACTCAGGAAAACGTGGAGCAGGTCAAGAGGCTTTAGTTGATGCAATAAATAAAGGAGGTAAAACTTTAGATAATGTTGGTGGATTTTTGGACGACTATTATTCTAAGTTTGGTTTCAAAGTTAAAGAAAAATTAAAATGGGACGACCAATACGCACCCGAAGGTTGGAATTATGAAAAGTACGGTAGGCCAGACATTACACTATGGGAATACCCAAAAGGATTATCAAGAGATCCAAGTGACATACGAAAACGTTTTAAGTCTGCTACAGGTAGATGATTTACCGTTCTTAGACGAACCTTGGATGCAAGATTTTGCAGTAAAAGGAACTAAGCGTATGTTGAAAGAATACGGTGAAACTTGGGTTGTACAAAACCGTGTACGGCTTATAGAGGAATTAGAGCAAATTGCAGATATGTAATAAACCACATAACCCTACCCTTGGGCAACAAGGGGTCTACCGTACAACGCGGGCAATTGTTGTAATGAGGTGTACATTAAAAACGCAGTCTACCAATGGACTATCATTGGGATTACCTAACTACAGGGGAAAGTAGCATGCCAAAAACGTTGGAAGAATTGAAAGAGGAGAACAAAGCGGCTGAAGAGCAAGCTAAGTTAGACTCTGAGAAAAAGGCTAAAGAAGCGCTTGAAGATGACAAAGACGCTGACGACAAAGACGCTGACAAAGATGATGGTTCAGACGACAAAGATGCAGATGGCGCTGACGCAGATGATGGTTCAGACGACAAGGACGCAGACGCCGATAAAGACGTTGACACTGAACCTTGGATGGACGTAGATGATCCAGATGCTAAGAAAGACAAAGACTTTGTTCCAGTCGGTGCGCATGTTGAGCTTAAAAAACAGCTTCAAGGCCGTATCTCAAAGAAAGACGATGAACTTGAAAAGCTTAAAGCAGAGAACGAAGCGCTAAGAGCAAGTCAAAAACAAGAACCGAAGGTTCGCCCAAATCCAGATGACTTTACTGACCAAGCGGAGTTTGATAAAGCTTTACTTGTGTATGAAGATTGGGAGTTTGAGGATCACACACGCAGAGTTCGTATAAAAGACGATCAGAGAGCTAACCAAATAACCGCTAACAGAGTTCTTGGAGAGAATTTAGATAAGCACTATGACCGTGCTGCTACGTTACTTTCTAAAAGCGGAATAGCTCCTGAACTTTTTAAACATGCTGACAGTAAAGTTAGAAAAGCAGTAGAGACATTACGACCAGGATTAGGCGACGTGATTATCGACAATTTGATCTCAACCCTCGGCGAAGGTTCTGAAAAAGTTATGTACTATCTCGGAGTTAATGAAATAGCTTTGAATAAGTTCCAGTCGTTGCTCATAAAAGATCCGTTAGGTTTACAAGCAGCGGTTTTCCTTGGACAAGAAAAACAACGTTTAACAATTACAACTAAACGCCGGTCAAATGCACCTGCGCCAGCTAGAAAAGCCGATGGCGATGTTGCCAAAGGTAGCGAAAAAAGTTTAAAAAGGAGGTACGCTGCGGCTAAAAGCCCACAAGAAGCGTACGACATTAAACAAAAAGCTAAAAAAGCTGGTACAGACACAAAGAACTGGTAAGGAGAATTAAATTATGCCCGCGCTAACTACAGGTAAAACGGTAGAAATCATTTTCGAAAATGCCGTAGATACGTATGAACACCAAGACTCCATGCTGGATCTTGTTTCGTTTATGGAACCCGATCCAAAGAAAATGCAAAATTCTGATAACGTCATTTGGCAAGACGTTCAGCAACATGCGCCTCTAATCTCAGGTTGGGATTTAACAGGTCAGGAAACAGGCATCATTGAAGAGTTGTACCCATGTGTACTCGGTACACCAAACAATGATCTTGTTAAACAGCGTGCTGACAAAATGCGTGATAAATCGTATTGGGAGAAACGAGCCAAACAATCCGGTATGCGACAAGCGAGTGAACTGAATGATGGAATTGCAGAAGCCATACGCGATCAAGGTTCACTATTTTATCGTTCAAATGAAACCAGTGGCTACGAATTTATTTCCAATGCACAGGTGATGATGAACGAACGTCAGTTGGTTAATAACGGACGTAACTTCCTTCTGAATGATCGCGATAACAGATTGTTCGGTGAAGACCTTGCAGCACGTCAGACCTTGCAAGGTCGGCCAGAAGCAGTTTGGTCTAAGGGCCAACTTGGTCAGAATATCGCCGGGTTTGACCTTTACACTGGTTCGTTTCTTCCGCTGTTAGATGGTGGTGCTGATCCTGCAACAACAGTAACAGGCAACCACTCCTTTGCACCACAAGGCGGTTCAAAGCACGCCACAACGCATGTTGTAACAAACATTGATAGTCGTTCTGCCGATTTCGTAGTTGCGGATTCTTCAAGCTACACAGTTGGCGATAAGGTGACGTTGTCAAATTCAGGGACGACCATTAAAGCATTAGGTCTTGGAAGTAAAGTTAACACCGGACAGGCTATGATATTCACCATTGTGTCTATTGCGTCCGGTACAGCAATTGAACTCTTTCCAAAACCAATTGCCGCTGATGATGCTGCTCTTTCAACACTGGAAAAGGCTTATGCAAATGTAGACACTACTGCCCTTGACACTGCCACCGTTGATAGAATTAATACGGACGCAAGCAAACGGTGTAACCTCTTCTGGGACAAAGACGCTATTGAAGTTATTGGCGGAACCATTCCAGCAGAATTGTTTTCCTCGTTTGATGGCAAAAAGGTTATCTCCACAACCATGAAAAATGGTCTGGTAATGTATATGCTTTATGATGGTGACATTGTTGAGCTTACGTTCAGATTCAGACTGTTCACCTGGTACGGAATTACCGTTGGACAACCTCAAAACTGCGGTGTTGCAGTAACATATTAACCCTCTTTGGCGGGATTAACACTCCCGCCCGGAACAAAGGAGAAGTAGAATGGTAGAATATGCAAGAAACGTAGAGATCAGACAGAGAGACAATGAGTATGCTGCCACTGATGTATTGGCACAAACACTTGCTGCAACCACTGACACTTGTAAAATTACACATCCGGTAGTAGAAGTTGATTCAACCGCTGGCGCAGTTACAACTTTTACACTTCCAAATGGAAAACCTGGTCAGCTTCTGGTAATACGGTCTAAGAACGCCAACGACGTTGACGTTGTTCCTACCACAGCAACCGGATGGTCTGCAATTGCGTTGGACGCTGTTGGTGATACTGCTGTATTGCTATATTTGAACGATACGGATGGCTGGATTATACTCAGCCTTATCAGTGTTGCAGTAGACTCCTCACCTGCGTACACAGCAGCTTAAACTTTAATCCTTGAAGGGAGCTTTATCAGCTCCCTTCCAGAACAAAGGAGAATGATAACATGTCAAGAAAAAGAGATTTTTTTCATACAGGGTTGGATGTTGCAAGAAGTGAGTGCCAACTATCGAGAAGAATGAACAACGGTATGTTCGCAGGCGCAGCTATCGGAGCAGCAGATTACTATGTTGATGGAAATGTGCTTGTGTCTGGTAATGGTTCTTTAGACGATCCTTATAGCACACTTGAAGAGGCTATAGCAGATAGTGATGCCGCCATTACCTTGGCCACTAACAGATGGTGGGCTAGACGTAACAGAATTTTTGTTATGGGTGACACTCTTACTGAAACCTTAGTCAAATTTCCAACAAAGTGCGATGTAATAGGTGTTGGTGCTTATGACACAAATCCGATGCCAGGTATTACTGGACATCATGTACCCATAGGGGAATCATACAGCACTCGGTTCTTCAATATTTGTTTTAATGGAATTGCAGCCGCTGCCCCTATAATCACGATTTCAAGTGTTGCTGGTGGTATGGAGTTTCACGGATGTATCCTTGATGCTGCCGCTGGAACATTAACAAGTGGTATTCTTGCTACTGCAAGTATGGGACTGAAAGTTTACGATAGTATTTTCAGAGGTACATTTGCCACAAGTTATATCTCATTTGGTGCAGGTAATGCAGGTAGATGTGAAATAGCTGGAAATCGTATGTTAGGAACAGCTGCAAAAGGTATTGTTGCTGCCAGCACCATGACAGGAACCACAGGCGATCACTTAATAGACAACAACATTATTAAAGCTACAGGTTTAGTTATTGATGATGATTCTGATTTATTCTTTGTTACGAATAACCAGTTGTTTACAGAAGCTGATCCTACAGCAACTTTGACTGGAGCTGTAGACCTTAACATGACTCAGGCATCGAATAACAGAGTTACAAGTGATGCGGGTACTGAGAGAAATGCTCCTTTGGCTGTTGAAGTTATTGCTTAACAAAGAATCAACTCTATTGAACAAAGGTAGGGCGTAACAACCCTACCTTTTTAAAGGAGCAAATATGAGTGTTATAGTTTACGGCCCAGGTGGAGAAAAATTGGTAGAGCCTAGAGATTTGGCGGGTGTGCTAAAAGGCGATTGGTATTTGTCAAGAAAAGATATACCCGTTGGAACGCCAGTTGAGACAAAGAAAAAAGTAGAGACTCCAATGGAAGTAAATGCCCAGCCATTAAAGCAGTTAAACCTTGATGCGTTATCTGACGACGAAGTTAGACTAACCGCTAAAAATCTTGATATTTCAAACTGGTACAATAAAGGAATTGAAAAATTAAAAGGTGAAATACGTGCTTCTTAAATCTGAAGTCATAAGCGAAGCTTATTCGCTTCTTAAAATTTCTGGCTTAACGGTTGAACCTAGCCCAAATGACCAAAAATTAGCGTTAAGTAGGCTTGAAAGTCTCGCAGCAGAAATGGAGAAAAGACAAATAGACTTAGGCTATAACTTTCAAGTAGTGCCAGATGCGAATGATGCCGCTGGAGTAGCTTTAGAAGACAGCTATTCTTTAGCTTGCGTACTCGCTTTTCGACTTTTCCCTGATTTTGGAAAAGGAAAAGATCCCGATAAAATGCTACTACAATCAGTTAAAGCTGCTACGTCATATTTGCACGCATCTACAGCGATTGTAAGAGAGACACCCATGCCTCATCGTCAACCTACCGGCGCTGGAAGTGACTTACGTTACAACCGTTATCACCGATACTATCGAGATATAGCTATTGCCCCTAACAAAACTGCGACTAATAAAATGTTCTTAGACGACGTTGATAATTTTGTTGAATCTTTTGCAGATTACTTGAAGGCCAGTGAAGTTATTTCTTCTTACACGATAGAAGCAGATACAGGTCTAACAATTTCTGGAGATGCAATCTCTTCCTCAGCAGAAGAGATAAACTACACAGTGACTGCTACAGGTACAAGTGACGATACAACGTCAGATGCTTTCTTAAGGGTAAAGATTGTTGTGACTACAGATAATGGCAGGATTACAACAAGAGTGATTAACTTTAAACTTACTACGGTAGAGCTATAATGAAAGAGCCAATAACGCTTATAAAAGGTGATGATGTTGGTGTTGAGACAGACTATCGTGACGCTCTTCCAGTTAATATGTTTGCGGTTAATCGTCCTATTCTTGGTGCGCAAGGATATATGTTGGAGCATGACG